TTTCTTTGTGGTCTGTGATGCAACCAACAACCCGCAAGATGCGGTCGACCGCAATGAATTCCGTGCGGACATTTACATTAAGCCCATCCGTAGTATCAACTTCATTCAGTTGAACTTCGTGGCGGTGCGGTCAGATGTGTCCTTTAACGAAGTTATTACCAATTTGAGTTAACGCACTCTAAATAAGGAGTAGGAGACACGATATGGCATTTCCGAGTATTACGGATTTCAAAGAACAGTTACTAGATGGTGGCGCTCGTCCCTCTCTTTTTGAGATGACGATTGATTTTCCTGCGGCTTTGTTGGCAAGCGTTGCGGCCCCGCAAGTCTTGGGCGCATCGAATAAGTTTAAGTTTCATTGCCGTCTAAGTCAAATTCCGGGAACATCCCACAATCCTATTGTGGTAAAGTTCGCGGGCCGGGAAATTAAGTATGCGGGTCAACGCGTATTTCAGAATTTGAGTGTAACTATTCTCAATGACGAGGCGTTCAGTGTGCGTCGTGGTTTGGAAGCGTGGTTTGAGGCAATGAATACCCGCGAGAGCAACAAAACAAAATTGAACTCGCCCACCTTTGGTGGATATGCAGGCACGGGCACAATCATCCAGTATAAAAAAAATGGAAAACCTGCGCGAACTTATCGTCTGGTTGATATGTTCCCTGTCACATTGGATGCAATCGCATTAGACTGGGCCAACGACGGAGCTATCGAGGATTACACCTGTGAGTTTGCGTATCAATATTTTGAGCCTGGCATTGATAGTATTGGTGGTGCTGCCGATAGAGTATTAGATCCGACAATTACAATATAATTTGATAGAACAGTAAAAACGGAGAGGGTAAATCTCTCTCCGTTTTATTATGACACACGTGAAGTTAGTCAATCTTTCATCGAGGCTTTATGGCCGACACATCACCCCAGATAGCAAAAGAGAATTTTAATATTTCTAAATTTAAAAATGAAATCTCTAGTCGCGACAATTTCACAAAAGGAACATTCTTTGTCTGTAGTATTAGTCCAGGCGCTAATGCAGAAGAGTTAGGATTTGCGTTTGAGAAAGATGACTTGTTAGTATGTAAAGCGGTAAATCTTCCTGCTGAGCAATTAAATTTTACAACCCTGAAGTATCATACACGATCAATTAAGATTCCTACAACTCGTGAATTTGGCCCAATGACATTATCTTTTTATAACACTGGTGATTATAATCTCCGCACTAAATTTTATAACTGGATGAACATGTATAACTCTGCGGTAGGAAACGTACGAGGGTTACGAGAAAACTACCGTCTGTCTAACGACGTACGAACCGATAGGATATCTGCGGCAAATTCTGGAACCTTTGATAGTACAAACCCTTATGCTAAAATGTTTGCAACTATGGAATTAGTTCCATTAACAAATGGCATGGGAATTGATCCATTCATAAATCGCTTCAATACCAAAAACCCAGATAACCTCGAACCAAACGATACTCCATTAGCATCGTATAAGTTTACCTACGCGTTTCCTACAAATATAGGCCCACTTCAATTCTCGTATGATGACGACGCATCCTTTCAAACATATGATGTAGAATTTCAATATTTGGATATGCGATATTACAACACGCCGCCAGAGATCCCCATCGTTGAACCACCGCTGCCCGGCGCGACAAAAGCATAGCATAAATACTACTATGGCGATTAAACTTTTTGGTTACACGTTGCTCTCACAGAATGAAATTGTAAACAGAACTGTCTCTCCTTCATTTGTTCCTCCCAAAAACGAAGATGGCGCGGCCACTGTTACGGAAAGTGGTCTGGGCGTCTTTGGAGGATACACGGTAGACTTTGACACGTATGGCGCATATACCAATGACGTTGATTTAATTAATCAATATCGGGATTTGTCGTTACAGCCAGAAGTGGATGAAGCTATTAATGATGTCATAAACGAAATGATTGTTCGTGATGACGGCGGCGCACCAGTCTCGATGAATGTGGATGCTTTGCCTAAAGTGTATGATGATACTTTTCGTCAGCAATTGCAGCGAGAATTTCAGTATGTTATGGAGTTGCTGCATTTTAAAGAACGGTGCCATACAATTGCACGACAGTTTTATGTTGACGGCCGACTGTATTACGATTTAATTATCGACGAGCTTGTTCCCGAGAGTGGTATTGTGGAGGTGCGAAATATTGATCCTCGCACTATTCGTCCCATTCGCGAAGTGCGTGATACGATTCATCAGCAAACGGGGGCCCGTCTTACGGAAGTCACCGATGAATATTTCATGTACAATCCAGCAGGGTTTCGTAATCTCACCAACATCACCTCTGGCCCTGGCGTGCGGGTTACAAAAGATCGGGTTGCATACATTAATTCAGGCATTTACACCCCCGGTAACGTAACGGTACTTTCTCAGCTTCATAAAGCCATCAAGCCGTATAATCAGTTACGAATGGTTGAGGATGCAACCGTCATCTATCGAATTACCCGTGCACCAGAACGTCGCGTCTTTTACATCGATGTGGCAGATTTACCCACTGCGCGTGCAGAACAATATGTAAATGCTGTCGCGACACGGTATCGTAATCGCGTTGTATATGATAGCAGCACAGGAGAAGTGCGCGATGACCGCAAGATTCAGTCGATGCTGGAGGACTTCTTTCTTCCCCGTCGCAGCAATGGCCGCGGTACCGAAGTGCAGCAATTACAGGGTGGACAGAATCTAGGAGAAATGCAGGATGTGGAATACTTCCGCAGGAAGTTATACCGCTCTCTGAATATTCCCGCATCACGGCTAGAGTCTTCGGGGTCGCAGTTTCAGCTAGGTCGTACCACAGAAATCACACGCGATGAGATTCGGTTCTCTCGGCATTTACAGCGACTTCGGGATCGTCTCGCAGGATTATTCGACGAGTTACTTAAACGCCATCTTACCCTTAAGGGAATTATTCGGTCGCAGGAACAGTGGAATCAGCTTCGACAGCATATTCGATATGAGTTTGATACTGATTCATACTTTGCTGAATTAAAAAAGATGGAAGTATTGAAGGAACGTCTCAATGCAACGCAGATGTTAGAACCCTACATTGGAAAGTTTTTCTCCGAGCAATATGTGCGGGATCATATTTTGCGGCTCACTTCAGAAGAGCAAGAGCAAATTAAACTGGATAACGCAGAAACACCGCAGGCTCCGGCTGGGGTATCAGGGATGGTAGAACCTCCACCCCCTGCATCTACCGATACTCCCGCAGAACCGCTTGAAAAAGAACCTGATCCTGATGTGGACGAATATTTTTTAGGTGATACGTTAGCAGCAGAGTCATAGTTAATTATTTTCTAAATAGAGTAGAGGATTATATGGCATCAACGATTAATTTACTCCAGGCGATTCGTGCAAAAGATTTTGTCGAGGCGAGGGAGCAATTTGCGTCACTTATCCAAGACAAAATGCGGGCCGTCATTGCTCGTGAATATGAAGAGACGGCAAAATCGTTAGTTTTAGATAAGAAGTAGGATATATGGCATATACACAGACGCAAACAATTGCTGACACAAGTCGGCGGCACGTGCTAAAGCGTGTGAATTACGCAAATACAGAAACCGATGCGTTGGTCGTAAATGCGTCTGCTTTATCGTTTGCGATTGTGCGTATCACGACGGATTCTTCTGCGAACAATTTTAAAGTGGGAGAAACGGTTACCTCCAGCAGTGGTGGTTCCGCGACGGTGCAGGATGTTGTTAGTGACACGCTTATTCAGGTCACGGGTATTACTGGCACCTTTGCTGACAATGACACCCTGACTGGAGCCACTACAGCAAAGACGCGTACACAAGACGGTGCAAAGGCAAATGCTACGTATGTGTTAGAAGTTGCTAATATTTTGTATGATGTGGGCGGATTGTCGCAGGGTAATAAAATTGAATTAATGTTTGAAGGAAACGGTGGTGGTGCCAATAACCGCACTATTGCGGTATTAAGCGGTTCCGGTGCATTACCGTTGGCAGAGGTTAACGCTCGGGCAAACAATAATGCAAACAACGCAACAGGAAATATTACGTTGAGTTGCTTACACTGGACTGCAAACTCCCACTATACATTAATATTAGATATTAACAAGCAGGGCGGATACGACCGTCCTAACGAGGAACGTAATCGTTCCGTGTATTCGAGTTAGGATATCCATATGGCGCTTAAGCTTATTACCGAAACCATCAATGATATTAAAGCATTGGTTGAAGAAGTTGCAACCGATGCGGGAAATAAAAAATCCTACTACATTGAAGGCATCTTCATGCAGGGCAACAAGGAAAACCAGAATGGTCGAGTCTATCCGACGGCGACGTTGGTGCGTGAGATGCAGCGGTATCAAAAAGAGTATATCGATAGAAACCGAGCATTCGGAGAGTTAGGTCATCCAGATAGCCCAACGGTAAATTTAGATCGTGTTTCACATATGATTACTGGGTTACAACAGGACGGAGACAACTTTGTAGGCCGTGCAAAAATCATGGTAAACACACCTATGGGCAACATTGTGAAAGCCTTGATTGACGAGGGCGCGGAGCTTGGCGTTTCGTCTCGCGGTCTGGGTTCGTTAGATCAAAAAAATGGCATCATGGAAGTTCAAGATGATTTTCATTTTTCAACTGTAGATATCGTGGCCGATCCTTCCGCGCCCGATGCGTTTGTTCGTGGAATCATGGAAGGGAAGTCGTGGGTATGGGAAAGTGGTGCATTGAAGGAATGTACGGTGGAAGATATTGCGCAAAAAGTTGATCATGCGCATCTTCCTACGGTGTCTGTGGAAGCGCGGTCTGCGGTATTAGTAGAGTCGTTCGAACAGTTCTTAACGGCCTTATGTCACGGGGTCAAGTCAAACATACATTAACGCTAAATAACCATTAGCGTTGTCCCCTTTTAAGCGAGGATTCTATGGCATTACGAGAGAAGCAAATATCGGTAAACGATGAACAAAATGCAGCTCCAGTCAAAGAAAGCTGGTCAACTGCTAATTACGCGAATTACAAATTCGATTCCTCGATTGGCAGCACTCCTATCTTGGAAGCTGATGAGCCACACGATGCCGATAAGAAAAAGGATGATGACGAACCTATAGCAGAAGTTTCCGAGGCTGAGGACAAGGATTCCGAAAAGAAAGATATGGCCGAAGCAAACGAGGCTGAAGACAAGGATTCCGAGAAGAAAGATATGGCTGAGGCCGCTGAC